GGTTCTGGTATTAGATCGCTGCTGTTCGAGCCGATGTCTGATTTTACTGCTAATGCTCTTCGAAGTATGATTGAAGAAACTATCAGAGAGTATGAACAGAGAGCTCAGGTCCTTGCTGTTGAAGTTATTCCCGACGAAGAGAGAAATCGTTATTCTGTTACCATTATCTATATGTTGATAAATAAACCAGATCCTGTAACAGTTAGTGTTACCCTGCAAAGAGTACGATAATGACCGCTAATTCATCAATCATCCTGTCAAACATTGATTTTGATACACACAAGAATACTCTTAAGCAGTATCTGAAGTCGCAGACGCGTTTCCAGGACTATGACTTTGAAGGGTCGAACATGAACGTCCTCCTAGACGTTCTGTCGTATAACACCTTCCATAATATGTTTTATCTTAATATGGTAGGATCGGAAATGTTCCTCGACACAGCCCAGATCCGCGACTCTGTGATGTCTCATGCCAAGGAACTTAACTATACGCCTCGCTCGTTTAAGTCTGCTGAGGCGAACGTTAATATTACTGTTACTTCTTCAGACCTTGCGAAGAGATCCATTGCTATTCCTCGTGGTACGACATTTACATCAAGATTTAATAATAGAAACTTTACATTCTCTATTGGCGAGAGTGTTATTATAACTGATTACACTATTAATACTAATAGAACTATCACATTCTTGGGGTCTGATATCACCCTTTACGAAGGTTACTTTATAAACGATACGTTCACCTATACGTCCGATGATACTCAGAGATTTATTATCACAAATAGAAACTGTGATATTTCTTCTATTGCTATTAACGTAATCGAAGATGTAGGGGCTACTGTTCATACATACACACGAGCCACATCACTATTCAATATTGATCAGAACTCCAAGGTATTCTTTGTTCAGCCTTGCGAGAATGATTCATATGAAATAGTATTCGGCGATGGCACTACAGGACGTCCTCCAAAGGATAACTCAATTGTATCTGTAGAATACAGAATCTCTAATGGTCAGCTTCCTAACGGATGTAATGCATTCAAGCCCGATTCCACAATTGATGGGGAGTCAGCTATTGTAGTCACGACAAACAATCCTGCATCGCTCGGATCCGTTTCTGAATCAATCGAAGAGATTAAATATAATGCTCCTCGTCACTTCACTACTCAAGAGCGCGCTGTCACGACAGAAGACTATGAGAACCTTCTAAAGCTAAACTTCTCGGAAGTCAACGCTGTTTCTGCATATGGTGGAGAGGATCTCAATCCTCCTCAGTTCGGTAAGGTATTCGTCGCAGTCGACCTCAAGGAAGTCGACGGCATTCCAGAAGCGAAGAAGGATCAGTATTACAGATTCCTTAAGCCTCGCTCGCCTGTATCGATTGATCCTGTATTCGTTAATCCAGAATACACATATATTGGTCTCACGTCAACAGTTAAGTATAACGTTAATATTACTAAGCTGTCGACAGAAGATGTTAGAACATTGGTCACGGCTGCGATCACGAGATATGCCGAAGCAAACCTCAATAACTTTAATAGAGTGTTCCGCTATTCGAATGTCGTAGAAGCGATCGATAATGCTCAGTCTGCAATTGTTTCGAACGAGACTTTTGTCAAGATAATCAAGATCATCGTTCCTCAGCTGGGTGTCAATAACACAATCGACGTAAACTTCCAGACCCCTCTCGATACGACACAATCGGTAGTGAGGGGTGGATACTCAATCACCTCGACGAGATTCATCTATAGAGGCGAGCGTGCAACTCTCCAGGATGATGGTCTGGGAACAGTGAACATTGTATCATCTGGTGGCAATGTAATCACAAACATCGGAACCGTTGATTATGATACTGGCCTTGTTCAGCTATCTAATTTTAATATCACAACATTCGAAGGTGCAGGTATCAAGATTAAAGCTGAGCCGCGCAACAGAGATATTTCGGTTATTAATAACAACATTATTAATATCGTTGAAGATGACATTGTTCTTACAATCCAGGGTGTGAGCGGATAATAAATGAGAGACGTTCAAAGTAAGATTTCTCCGCTAATCAAATCGATGTTTCCTTCGTTCTATTTGGACGAAGGGGAAGACTTTGTCGCGTTTGTCGAAGCCTACTATGAATGGCTAGAATCTAATCACCAGCAGCTCGAGCTCTCATCCAATACAAACTTTGTTGCAGGGGACACAGTAACTCAAGGCAACACTACAGGAACGATTGTCGCTGCCGAGGGAAATAATATTATTGTGAGTGTCGATGGCTTCGATGCTTTCAGATGTAATATTCAATGCGACGAGTATGTAACTGTTCAGTCATCTTCGGGCGGCAATACATTTATCGAGAAGCAGTATAAGCTGAACCCATTATACTATGCTCGTAAGCTATTCGATCTCCGTGATGTAGACAGAACTCTGGATCAGTTTATTGTTCATTTCAAAGAACAGTATCTGAAGAACATTGAGTTCGATACCAATACAAACAAAAGACTTCTGATCAAGAACTCGTTCGACCTGTACAGATCAAAGGGCACCGAGCGTTCTATTGACTTGTTCTTCCGACTGATCTATGGTGCCTCGGCTACTGTATACTATCCTGGCGAAGACCTTATGCGTCTTTCTGCCTCGCAATGGTATAAGCCACAGTATATTGAGATCACTAACTCACCAAGAACGATTGATCTTGTTGGTAAGCAGATCACTGGCGTGCAGTCAGGTGCAACGGCGTTCGTAGAAAAGTTTATCAAAAGAAGGGTCAAGGACGGCTTCGTCTATGTCCTTTATATCTCGAACGTCTCTGGTCAATTCATTAACACTGAGTTCCTCAAGAGCGACAGAGTGTATTATGATCTCCCAACAGTTGTAGGATCACTGAACGGTCTTACGGTTACTGGCGGCTCAAAGCTATTCACTGTCGGTGATCTTGTTACATTCACTTCTACAAGAGGGGCCGAAGCAACAGGCCGCATATCAAGCGTCACCGATGAGACTGGTGTTGTTGATTTTGAGTTGATCGATGGCGGCTGGGGCTATACAGTATCTGCTCCTACTGCAGACTTCGCTGCGCTCGAACTTGCAAAGAGATCACAAGTTATTGTTTCGTCAAAGGTGCTGACATTAGCTAACGTTGTTACATCTAATACTGTTTCTGGCTTTGTTATCAACAATGGTGGATCGGGCTACTCTAACTCAGATACTATTACTGTTAGTTCAGCATACACAAATTGTACTGCTACAGTGAACACCAATGGTTCTGGTGTAATCACGAGCATTCATATCAACAATCCAGGCGCTGGGTTCTTTACATCAAACCCCACGGTTACCATTACAACTTCGGGTGGAACGTCTGCTAGCATTACAGCATCGACAAAGGCTTCTCCTTCTTACTTTAAGTACTTCGAAAGAGCCACTCAGCGTTTCGCTAACGTGTCATACGACACAGCTACTAACACAGCTGGCTTTATTGCTGGCGAAGCTATCCACATTGGCAACTCAATTGCTAACGTTGCATTCGGGACAATCCTTGCGAACGTACCAGGAACAGGTGCGAATGGCTATCTAATAATCTCTGTTGCTAATAATGGATCCTTCGGAACATCTAATACGGTGTACCTATCGACCAACACAGCTGTAAGAGCCAACGTGGCTGCTATATCAAACACATCAGCATCAGCGACAGTGATGGGTGTTCCTGATTCTGCTATCCTTTCCATATCAGCCGTGTCTGGCCTATTCGCTAAAGATGAAGTTGTTTATCAGCTCGATGCAGAAGGTGTCGAAGTAGCTAATGCAAACATCTTGGTATCTTCTATCTCAGGCGTGACAGGTTTCCTTGAGGTTCACAATTTAAAGGGTGTGTTCAGTGCAAGCCCAACACTACCTCTTCGTGTCAGGTCGCATGCTGCCACTGCAACCATCACGGACATTAGTCTTACAGTTGGTGTCTATGATGTAACAAACTCATTCACCAACAGCTATAGTGGCCAGATCTTCTCAGCTAATACTGGCACGATTGCTAACGTGGTAGCAGTATCTGCAGGTTCGGGTGCAAACTTCGAAGTAGGTGCGATCACAGATTCAGAGACCATCTATCTGAATACAGACAGACTAGCTGGCAATGGAACATTCACGAACGCTCTTAGCCAGTCATTCATGACCATTCCACTAAACAATCTGGAATATGGGTTCACCAAGAACCCTGCCGGCAATTCAGCGTCTGTAATCTTCAACTGTCTAACTTTTGATGCATTTACGATTGGTACGATCGGAAGAATCACAGAGATCAACCCTGGGACAGCATATACTGTCGATCCATATGTACTAGTAGAACAACCGTTTCTCAGTGGCTTCGGCAAAACCGATTATATTATGCAGATCAGTGGAGCCACTGGCTCATTCCTTACCGGCGAGCGTATTCTACAGACTAACACGACCCTGTCGAAGACCACACTACTAATCTCGAATGAAGCGAATCTTGCTGTAGGTGAGAAAGTTATTCAGGGATCTGCTAATGGTATCATCGATTCGATCCAAGCATCTGCCAATACAATTATTGTAAAAGATGTCAGTGGCACATTCCAAGCTAATGCTACTGCGCTCACGTCTGGATCAAATGGTTCCTTCTCGGCAACCATAAGTTCAGTATCTACCAACTCTGCAATTACGTCAACAGCAAAAGGTATCGTCAAGGGATCTAATTCGACTCACCTCTTTGTAAAGCGTATTCAGTTTGACGATCTATTCCAACCAACACTAACTGTGACAGGGCAGGTTTCTGGATCTGTTGGCACCATCGTTAGTGTTCAAGAAGATAATCAGCTACTTCCAATTGGTCTGAATGCTAATGTGTTCGCCAACACAGTAACTGCTAACGGATCTGTCACAGGCATTCAAATTACTGACTCTGGTCTTGGCTATAAGACTGGCGAAGAGCTGACATATGTTTCAGAAGATGGTCTAAGAACAGGAACGGCCGTTGCTAATGTATTTGGCATCGGCACAGGCACTGGATACTATAAGGACACGAAGGGTCAGCTAAGCTCGACTGCAAAGGTTCAGGATGGGGACTACTATCAGGAATACTCGTATGAAGTTCTCTCCCGCATTCCTCTTGCTCGTTATGCGGACATGTTCAAGAAGGTTATGCACACGGCAGGCACACGCTTCTTCGGTGGCGTAGTTCTTGAGGATAAGTTTGCTGCTAATGTTCAATATGCTGATTCAGCTGCTGTTACGTTTGACCCAGTAAACGCACAGTCGTTTAATGCGCAGTCTGGAGTAACTGGAGATACTATTACTCTTACAGGTCACTCGTACGCAAATGGCATGAAGGTAAACTACTATACAGCAACAGGCAATACAGCTCTAACCGAGCTTGGCAACAACAATGTATATTATGTAGCCAATACAACAACGAACTCAATCAAGTTGATGTCGAACCCAAGAATCTACACATATTCGTTCAATGGTAATACAGATGTCAACTCTACATCTGACTTTATTACTTTGACTCGCCATAACTTTAGCAATAATGATATTGTAAAGTATTCGACGGCTGTTGGTAATACAGCTCTATCGGGTCTTGCAAACAACGGTCAGTATTATGTAGTTGGTGCTAATAGCATGGGTGTCAAGCTATCTACCACAAGAGGTGGATCGGCCGCGAATATTGTTAATGGTTCCACAGAGAATGGTCACACACTTGCTATCACAGCAATAAATATAACAGATGGTTCTAGCGAAACGGGTCATTTCATTGCCCAGGTAAACGAGACATAAATATATCCTATGAGCACTAAACAAATCGTATCCAAGAAACTCGGTGTAACCACAGCTCTCGACTTTGTCGATGAAGTAACTGTGGGTTCGGCTTACTATGTGTTTGCGGCTAAGCATACACCGTACAGTGGCGGTGACACCACTATCCCATCTCCCAACGATGCTGTGGTCAATAACTACATTGCTATCTACAACGATATGCTGTTCGGTAAGAGAGTTGGTACGACTGACATTAAGGCAATGATTCCAAGATACAATTGGGAATCGGGTGTCACATATACAATGTATGATGACATCGAACCTGTGCTTTTCACAAAACAATTTTATGCTACTGTCAATGCCGGAGCCCAGTATCACGTATACAAGTGTCTCTTCAATGACTCTAATACAGCCTCGACTGTAGAGCCTGCTGGAACAGATAATGATGCGTTCGAAACATCGGACGGCTATATCTGGAAGTACATGTACTCTGCTAACAACACATTGATGAATAAGTTCGCAACGACAGAATATATGCCTGTTGTAGCCAACTCTTCGGTCGCTGCAAATGCTGTTCCAGGTTCGATCGAAGTAATTAAGGTTGAAGATGGTGGTGTTGGATACGCCAACTACCTCGTAGGATATTTTGAGAAGATCGAAGATGTCCGTGTGCTTGGTAACGAGTACGCTTATGCTCTTGGATCAACAGCCAGCACAATTCCTAACTTCTATGATAACTGCCTTCTGAGAATCACTTCTGGCGCCGCGAAGGATGAATATAGAATAATTGGCACTTATACTGTAGGAGCTCAAAAGGTAGCATTAGTCACCGAACCATTTGATAATACTATTACGGTCAACGATACCTTTGAAGTATATCCATTCGTAGATGTGTTTGACACCGGTGGATCCAAAGTCACTAATTGTATTGCCAGAGCCATCGTCACAGGCGTGGCCAGTAACTCTGTGCAGAAGATCGAGGTGATGAATCCTGGATCCGGCTACAGATCAGCGACAGCTGTCATCAGACCAGCCAACACCGTAGGCGTGTCGG